CTTTTTCAATATTTCTTCTCTCGTTTTTTGGTAATAACATAAAATCATTTCCTTTCATACAAAATTCTTCAAATTCGCAGTATTTGCATAAGTAACCAGGTTTTTTTTCAAAATCCTTTGCTTCCAGTGCTGCTTTGGTTTGTAGCAGCCAGTCAATAACCTTGTCCGGCTGATATTCGATTTGAACCACTTTGGGTTCTTTTTGACCAAGTTCTTCCAGCAACCGCTGTCTGAATTCTGTCAGGGTTTCGGTTTTCTTCTGTTTGATGCTCACCTTTGGCACAAACAGGAAGAACAAATTTCTGATGTGCTTGCCTGGATTGTTCTTCTCAAAGAAATACTTGTAAAGGTGCAGCTGTCTTGAATCGGTGTAATGGCTGACATTGTTTGAATACTTGAAATCATAAATGTCATACTGGTTCGGAACTTCTACACCTCTTTCAAAGATTGTTGCCGGTGCAAGCAGGTCAATGAATCCATGGAAGTCATCATCTTTGATTTCCACTTCATATTCACCAGACGGTGCAAGTGCTTTAGCTTTGGGAATCAGATATTCCAGTTTGATAGCTTCATTGACTGCAAGGTCATCAATCACAGGGAATGACATGAAGTATTCCTGAATTGCTGTGTCAACATCCTTTTCAATGCCTGTATGAAGGGCTTGTCCTATCAATAAAGCATTGTCATAGTCAGTGGGTGCAATAGTGCCTATTCGTTCAAGATAGTGCATTTTGTATTTGAAAGGACACTTTTCAAACTGTTCAATTCGGCTATGGGAACATTGCATTTTTCACCACCTCTTTCAAAAGTTCTTGTTCTCTTATGCCAGTATCAAATCGGTGTTTCAAAGTTGTATATTTAACACCGCTTTGAATTGACCAGTCTTTCATTGTTTTTGTTATTCCGTTGATTGTTATAAATACAGACTTCCTTGTGTTTCTTAATTGAACTTTACTATTAACCCACCGGCAATTATCAGGTTCATAACCTCTGTTGTTATCAATTCTGTCAATTGACAGATTATCTTGATAACCATTATCCAAAGACCACAACGCAAACAATTTAAAATCAGACCATTGACCACAAACTTTGATTCCTCTACCACCATAACCTTTGTATTCGTGGCAGGTTATACAATTACACCGCCTTTTCATTAGCTTCCAAATGTTATACAATCTTGTATGCGTTATGTTTGTAGTACCTGACATTTGTTTGTATTGCTCAATTCTTTCAATAGGTTTATATCTTGAATTTGGCAAGGTAGATTCTTCACCCCTTTCACAATTTTTTTGAAGTCATCAAAGCCTTCGGGATATAGAATCAGGGCAATGCTCTGACTTCGGTTGATTTGCTTGACCTTCTGCTTTTGTAGTTCAGAAGGTCTGCCATCTGATGCTTTCAGTTCAACATCAATGGAAATGAAGTTGACTGTCAGATGCATGTCCGGCAAGCCTGATTTTGAATATCCACCGCCCCACCGCTTTTCATAATAACCGCATGGTGGGACAGGCATTTTATCAGCACCAGTGCCAAGGGGATAGATGCCTTCTGATTCAAGCCATGTCTTAACCTTATTTTCAAAGTTTTTTTCCGCAGCCACAGAATCACTTCTTTCTGCCGATAATGGAAATAGCAATCAGGGTGATGCAAATGATAAGAACAACAATGGTTGTTTCCGTCATTACTTTTCGCCACCTTTCACTTCAACTTTGATATAGGCTGATTTGGCACTGGTCTTTGTGCATTCGGCAGCAATGTCAGGGTGTAGCTTTTTCAGCTTTGCACTGTCAATGGAATTGGCGGTGGTTGCTGCAATGTAGGTGATTTTCAGAACATCATTATCCAGGGACTTGACACCGAACTGTTCCATGGCTTCTTTCAGCTTGTCCTTCAATTCCTTTTCCTGTTCTTCAAGCTGTTTCTTTGCGGTGCAGATGTCGGCAATCCGTTTGATGACTGCCATTTTCTGTTGTTCCAGGGCTACAAGACCGGATTCTTCATCAAAAGTGGATTCACCGCAGCTGTTCGGAACTTCGGAACATTCATCACTGCATTTCCCAAAGTCAGGACAGCAGTGACAGCAGCCTTTAAATTTTTCAAGGGGACAACTGTTTTTGCATTTAATCATTTTTATCTTTCCTTTCAACAATAAAGATTTCTTTGTACTGAACACCAAAATTGACTGCATCCTGATGATTTTCAAAGTAGATGTCAATAGTACTTCCTTTGACAGAACCGCCACGGTCTTGAACTATGTATTCACAGCCATCAATTTGAATCTTTGTTCCAAAGGGAAGAATACTGGTGTCAGCTGCAATGGTGATTCCCTGGTGGGCTATCTCACCGAAAGCAGTTATCACAATGGGGTTTCCGTCTTTGCCCTTCGGTCTGTTCTTGCCCCATTTCCCACAGCACTTTTCACAAGGGCAGTATGCAGTCAGCTTGTACTTTCCAAGGCTGACCAAGTATTCTTTGACAACTTCTGTGCTGTCGGATTCAGCCGGTTCAGATATGATTGCCAAGGTCTGAACATCAGCAATGGGTTTCTGCTCTGCATCTGTTTTTCTGCTTCCACATGCACTGACAATCAAAGAAAAAATCACAATCAGACCAACAATGGAAGCTGTTATCAATGCAAGAATCAGCATATTTTTATAGGGTTTCTTCATACTTCGTGAATAGTTCATCATCATAGTCCTTTCGCATTTTCAGGGTTTCAAGAATATCTTCTTCTACACTGTTCCGGCACATCAGCAGATAATAGACGCAATTGTTTTTCTGACCAATTCGGTGAATTCGCTTTTTGCTTTGTTCAAAAAGGTCAGATGCCTGTGGCAGTGTAAAATAGACAATCTTGTTTGCCTTTTGAAGATTTAGACCCATTGCACCTGCCTGATATTGGACAAAGGTGATTGAATCGGTTTTGTTTTCATAAGCATCCAGGTCTTTGGTGTTACCGTTTACCATAGAAATGGGCTTTTCAATTTCTTGAACAATTTGAACCATTCGATTCAATTCTTCATTGAAGTTGTAAAAGACAATCAACCGGTCATCAGTGGATTCAACCAAATCCTTGAATGCTGTGAATTTTTCCTGATTGTACTGACCGCATAGCTGTCTTGCATACATCCTTTTGGTCAGCTTTGTATCACCAATCAGTTCTGTGCCATCAGGAAGGGTCACAAGGCTTGTCCTCATGAACTTTCTAAATTCCTTTGTGGTGTTGACCATGACCGGTACAAAGACTTGTTCCGGAAGGTCAAACACTTCTTCTGACTTCATGAAGATACATCCATGTTGTTTCAGCTTGTCCTTCAAGCGGTCAACATTTTTGTAGCCGGTGATGATAGGTATTTTGAAACCACTGTCATCTTCCAACCATTCAGTAATGACATACTGCTGATAGAAGGTTTTTTTGCTGATTTCCCAACCGAGCAACCAAAGCTGTGACCACAGTTTTTCATACTTGCCACCAGTCGGTGTGCCGGAAAGAAGAATCACATTGTCAGGATGCAGTTTGTGGATGAATTTTGACCGCTTTGCCGTTGGATTGGTTATCATGGATGATTCATCAAGCATCAGGGTGAAATGTTCTAATTGAAGCAAATCTGACCGCCTGAATGCCAATTCATAATTGATGACACCAACTGTTTTTGTGCAGCCATGCCAACCGTTCCAGGCTATATCATGTGAAATGAATTCTTCAAGCTGCTTTTTATCAGTCAAATCATAGACCTTCATGTCAGGATATAGGGATTTGAAATGGTCAACCCAGTCATCAATCTTTGAATGCTGACAAATTACAATGTTTGTGTCTGTACCCAATTCTTTAATTTTTTCCGAACCAACAAATGTTTTACCAAGTCCCATGTCAAGAAAATATCCAACTTTGTTGAATTGCTTTGTGGTTTTCAGGACTTCGGTCTGATGTGGGAATAGCTGCATCAGTCATCAGTCCTTGTGTTCCATGCTTTGATTGCATCCTTCTTTTCGGTAAAGCTGCCAAGGAAAGCACTGCATTCCGAACAGGTGACATGGTAACCTTCGGGGTCATCTTCAAGTTCAGCTTCTTCACCGCAGAAGGGGTAAGGTTGCAATTCATCCTGGTCATCAAGGTCAATGTGCATTTTTGCAACATCTATTGCAGCAAGAACCACTGCCTTGTG